ATGCTCACTGATACCAAACTAAAAAATCTTAAACCTCAACCCAGACTGTACAAGGTCGCAGACCGTGACGGCTTGTATGTCGCAGTGCTTCCAAGTGGCAATGTCTCTTTCCGTTATGATTACCGCATTAATGGTAGACGCGAAACACTGACAATAGGCAAATATGGGTATGACGGTATTTCTCTGGCTGCTGCTCGCGAAGCTCTGAATGAGGCAAAAAGACTACTAAATCAAGGTATATCACCTGCTGCTCAAAAACGCGACAGTAAGAATAAAATTCGTGATGCGGATACCTTTGGTATCTTCTGCGCTAAATACATGGAAGAAGCGCAGTTTGCTCCACGCACCAGGGAGATGAAAGAACGGATAATATCCGGCGATATTCTTCCGGTTCTTGGGAACAAATTAATGACTGAGATAACAGTCGTTACTGTTCGTGCTCTGTGCGACAAAGTCAAAGAGCGCGGAGGGAGAGCCACAGCAGTCAGGATCAGGGACATCATCAGCGGTGTATATGGGTGGGCAATCGACCGTGGCCATAACTTTCACAACCCTGGACGTGATATCAAATCATCCTCAATTGCGACATTCAAACCCCGTGAAAGGGCGCTAAGACCCGAAGAGATAAAACTGTTTTTCAGAACCCTGGATGATGTAGCGACTCTACCCACCATAAAGATGGCGATAAAGTTGGCTCTGCTAAATCTTTCGAGAAAAGATGAGCTGCGCCTGGCACAGTGGAAAGAGATAAATCTTGATAAGCAGCTATGGGAAATACCGGCTGAGCGAACCAAGGCACGTCGCCCCCATAATGTTTATCTATCCGATCAGGCGGTAATACTTTTTGAAAGTTTGCGGATGTGTTCTGGCTCCAGTGAATTCGTTCTTCCTGGAAGGCATAGCCAGAAAAAATCTATATCAAATAGCGCGCTTAATAACGCAATGGATAAGGCTATCGATCTGACTAATGAGCGCGGCAATGCGTTAGAGCATTTTTCTGTGCACGATATGCGGCGCACGGCTAGTACCATACTGCATGAATCAGGGTATCCATCTGACTGGATAGAGAAGTGTCTGGCACATTCACAACAAGATGTGAGAGCGGTATACAACAAAGCGGAGTATGCACAACAGCGTCGGTACATGTTGCAGCAGTGGTCCGATATGGTAGATGGTTGGATCACCGGGGAGTTAACGAGCCTGGTGCCATTTTCCCCGGTTAGATATGAGAAGTGGTTGGATGAAACAGGGCGATAATCTTGCCCTCATTTAACGGTTATCCCGAGCCTGTACTGAAAATTGTGTAAATGCCCATACTCCGATAACGTGTTAAATCAAAAAGGATATGGACGATGGCTAAAAAAATTCGTGTTCCTGATACCCCTCAGCAAGCTCAGTTGCGACAAATTGCCGCCGAGTTGGCCAAAGATATTAAAACTGAGGCTGACCTCAATAACGTACTCAATCAGTTCGTTAAAATGACCGTTGAAGCCGCGCTCGGTGCCGAGATGGAACATCACCTCGGTTATGCCAAAAGCGCGACGGAAGGCCGCGGTAGCGGCAACAGCCGCAACGGGTTCTCACCAAAAACTCTCACGTCTCAATACGGCGAACTCCCCATCGAGACGCCGCGCGACCGCAACGGCGAATTTGAGCCGGTTATTGTTCAGAAGGGGCAAACCCGCCTTACCGGCTTTGATGACCAGATTTTAGCCTTCTACGCGCAGGGAATGACCACGCGGGAAATCACCGACACCTTTAAAAAACTCTATGATGCCGATGTGTCGCCGACGCTGATATCGAAAGTCACCGACGCGGTCATTGACCGGGTGACGGCCTGGCGTAGCAGGCCGCTGGATAATCTCTATCCTATTGTTTATCTGGACTGTATTGTTATCAAAGTGCATCAGGATAAACGAGTTATCAATAAGTCGGTGTACATTGCACTGGGCGTTAACCTGGAAGGTCAAAAGGAATGCCTGGGGCTGTGGATCGCCGATACCGAAGGCGCACGAACGTGGTTGTCGATACTGACTGAGTTAAAAAATCGCGGTCTGAATGATATTTTAATTGCCTGTATGGATGGGCTTAAGGGCTTTCCGGAAGCGGTCAATACGGTGTATCCGCAAACGAAGATCCAGTTGTGCATCGTGCACATGGTGCGCAACTCGTTGAAATACGTCAGTTGGAAAGACCAGAAGGCGCTGTGTGCCGACCTGAAACTCATTTACCGCTCAGCGACAGAGGAGGATGCCCTGCGTGAGCTGGATAGCTTTGAGAGCCGCTGGTCAGAAAAATACCCGAGCGTGGCGGCAATCTGGCGGCGTAACTGGGTCGATATCTCGTCATTTTTTGGTTATCCGGCAGAGATCCGTAAGGTTATTTATACGACAAATGCGATAGAATCGCTGAACAGCGTTATCCGTAAATCGATAAAGAAACGGAAGATCTTCCCACACGACCAGTCGGCGCTAAAAGTCATTTGCCTTGCGATAGAGTCAGCGTCAGAGAAATGGACAATGCCGTTGGCAAACTGGCGACAGGCTTTAAACCATTTTATGATTGAGTACCCGGAGCGAATGGCCGGGTACTGATAAACGGGCATTTACACAGAATCTGGTACAGGCCCGGGCATTTACACAGAATCTGGTACAGGCCCGTTATCCCAGCTGCGCGGACTAGCGGTTCCCAACCTTCTTGCTTGGCTGCGAAGTGCATTTCTTCTTCACCATCTGCAAAATCATTGGCGCTTATCGCGTCTCCGTTGGCCAGGTACGCAACTACTGGAAGATTTGCCAATGCCGATCGACACGCTTGCCATGATGCCCATTGATTGGTGAAAAGCATGCTGCGTTCTTGTGGTGGCATTGATATCTGGTCATATCTCGCATGAAACCAAGCCTCAAACTCACTGCGGCTCTGATCAACCTTTACGGCTGTTGCCTCATTCTTCATGCGGCCTCCGATTTTACAGCATCTACAGCACAACCTGGTAATAACTGTACGGCAGACGATGGGCATTGATTTCCCCAATGATCCCAACCTGGAGCCGCGCTGCGGCTGAACAATTCAATGCGTGGCACATCGCCATACAGTAATTCAAGTCGGTGACGGACCTCCCACGGTTTAGCACTGTGTTCACCAAGAGGACTATAAACCACCTGCTTGATACCAGCGCATAGTCTCTCAAGGCCCGTTCCACGCACTGCTATCAGCACATCCTCTGTATTCGCCCTGGTGTAGTTCCCTCCGTTCATCCGGGTTTGTGTGTTTAGAAGATCCAGTAAGTCATAGAAGTTCTGCACTTCGCCTGATTCCAGAGCCTTGTTAATATGCTGCTCTGCCAGCGCTAACAATTTCACCCAAGTAAAACCCTTCATCGTACGAACATTAAAACCCCAGGCCTCAGCCAGTTCGATAGCCTCCTGGTTATGCGTTCCGGTGTACCACATTGCGAGAACTGAATTTTCGTCGGCAATATCCCAGACAGGTAAGCGTTTGATATCGATCAGCTTCATCGTGTTGTAATGATCTTCCGCAGCACCATTGCTACTGGTGTTCCCATAGGACCATGGTGGATCAGCGTAAATCAGTTTGTATTTATTCACTTTCTACCCCACGAAACGACCGGCCATTTCACCGATGTTCTCCATATTCCTGCGGGTATTACTCCGCGTAATGCACTGCTCACGACGCATGGCAATCCGCGCCCGCTCAACGTCGCCAGTGGCAGCGTCGAAAACTTTCAACCACTGGAAAGCGGCAAGGCGATACTTCCCTTCGTCCTCCAGTTCGCGAGCACGCTCTTCAAACTTCAACGCATCAAGCGATGTGGCCACCACCGCCGACTGGCGGCGGGATACGTAACTATCGTGGTACTTCTGCAATTTGGTTTTCATCGCATCCAACCCTCGTTGGTTAAAATTGCCGCCAACAGCCATAGCCAGGCGGCAACCGCGCCGATAAACACATACCAGTCTGCGCGTCTGGTGAAGTGCTTCCGGATAGCCGATATCACGCGGCAATCCCTGTTGCTGTTCGACGATAGCGGCGTTTTTCCACTGGTGGCTTTTTCCCTGTGAACTCATCAGGGCTGTTCATCTGACGCAGATCCAACCAGGCTTTAACCTCGTCGGCATTCCATACGGCGCGACGGTCGGTGATATAAAAACGTTTTGGGAACTCACCTAATTTCTCCAGGCGGTCGATGGTTGAAGTAGAAAGTGAAGTCATTTCCACTAATTGATCTTTATCCAGTGCTGCTTCCATAATTGCCTCTCTTATCTTTAATGCTTGCGGCACCTAAGCGCCGCGCAGGTGATTACTGTTGGAACTCAGGACGTAAGTCATTCATGGTGATCATGAATGCGTCATACAGCTCCTGGCCAAGATGGTTTCGACGGCTAGCAAGCAGCTGTTCAGTGCGTTTGAAGTCGCTTTCAGCAAACTCTGAGCCTACTTCCAGACTGTTAATTGACGCTTCCACCGCATTTCTTGCATCGATGTGGTGATATTTAGCCACTGCCTTACCTTTCAATGCGGTATAACGTGAACGGCCCAGCACAGCTTTATTTTCTTCAATAGCAGATCTGATTTCGGTAGCTTTTTCGCAGGTTTCAACAAGTTCGATCTGCTCAAGATATTCTGCTTCCATCTTCACTGCCTGATCATCAGTTGGTTCACCCTTGTTTAACTCACCTTCAATTGGTTTTTGGTCAGCTGAGAAGGTTTCTGCTGCCTTACCATTTCTTGCCATATCTGAAATGCTTGCTCTAGCTGTGCGCCCTGTGGGATTAATTTCACGCTCAGTGCGCACCTCTACCTCGTCAGGTGTGTACACACCAAGAATTACCTCAGGGCAGTACAGACGCGCCCAGTACTTCACAGCAAGGTAAGCAATCTGTTGTTTAGGTTTGGACTTCCAAAGAGGTGAATTTCGAGTGGTGGCCTCAACCAGGTACAGAGGTTCACCCCAGGTGATTTCTGACTCTCCACGGAGGATTGCACCCACCCTGACAAACAGCCCTGTTTCATCACGCTTATCCATCGGTTGCCCAACGATGCGCTCCCACTCACCCCCATATTCATAATGAAAGCGGCCTTGAACTGCTGTTGAACTGGTAACTACAGCGTTGACGAGCTGGGCTTCATAACCGAGAACACCATTTATCAGGTGTGTTTTCTGGCCAACGACGAATGGGTCCATTCCCCAGCGCATTGACTGCATGGTGATTGCCAAGCAATCGGATGTCTTTCCCTGAAGATGGCGAGGGACGGTAGCTGCACCTGAAGCCATTAATTCAGCAAAGCGAATCATCCTTTCCATGCCATTTTCACTGAACAGCATGGATACGTTATTCATTACTGCATTGGTTTTCTCAGTCGTGGTTAATTGAGACATTGTTCTTTCTCCTGTTAAGCGTTGGTGCGCAACGCATCAAGGCGGCGCAGGTCAAAATCGTTAAGTTCATCAACTAATGCAGATGTGAATGGTGCTGGCCAGATACCGGTATCCATGGCCTGACGAATGTCTTTAAGGGTTTTTTTGTATTCGAGTTGACCGAGTTCCAGTTCTTCCGGTGATGCTTCAACAATCGCTATCCAGTGATAACTCTCGTCTTTATTCACGAAGATCCAGAAGAACTGGTCCAGATCAGCGGTATCGCAATACATAGCAGCACTGACGTGGTAATCCATGTCGATGATGGTGCGGTGCAGTTTGGCGCGCAGTGCATCCTGTTTGATGCGGCCAAGACTTACCGTTTTCAGGTCGAAGCCAACACGCATCCCGCCGTAAGTTATTTCAAGGTCAGGACGAACACGTGTTTCAAGACCTGTATCTTCATCCATTCCGTAATAACTAACTTCTACTGCGCGAGTTTCGTGGTTAACGATTTGCCCAGCTTCAGGGTGATTAAATACGGCCTGTTGAATAGCGGTACCCAACGTCATCATGCGTCGAGTTACCATCACTTTTTCGTCTACGTTCTGCTGCCAGGTATTCATGATTTCGTCGGCAAACACGGCATCTGGTTTAATGCTGCGTATCGCTTCCGATGCTGTTTCTTTCGAGTTACCCGCTTTAAGCTGCGGCGGCAGGGTGGCGTTGTACGCTTTGATGCACTCCTTCATTGCAGCGGCGGTTTGTTTTGTATCTGCTTCAATCTTTTGGAATTCAACAGGCAAGCTGGCGTAAATCTCACGCGTTTCATCAACAGATGAACCCATACCAAGCTGCGGCGGCAGGGTGGCGTTGTGAGCATCAATGAACGCTTTCATGCTGGCGGTGTTAGTAAATGCACCTTCAGGTATTACTGGTTCAATGCTGAATTCTGCATCAATGGTTTCCGGCTCCAGGACAAGAGCGTGTACCAGAGTCCCGAACGTCAAAGCTTCAGTACTTTCTTTCTGAATAGTACGAGTGACATGACGGCCCTGGTAATACATGAGGCTGATACGCGCATCCTTAACCTGGCTTGAACTAATCCCATTAGAAGCGTGATAGTCGTTGTTGCTGATACCTTCGTAACGGCCCAGTTCAAAGTGCGGTGGCATGCTTGGAATAATTTCCGGAATATTTTGTTGTTGTGTTCGTGGCTGTTCAGCACTTATTAACCATTGCTTCATAAAATCCCGACGAGCTGCATTCCCGCCTGTAACGTCCGAGAAGCTTTCTTTTAGCGCGTTAACCATGCCAAACAACTTGTCGTTCGAGAGTTCATCAGCATGCGGAACGCAGCGAACAGCAAACTCAATCGAGGTGAACATGCCTGATAGCGGATGTTTATCATCTGCGGCCAGATCTAATGCGTGTTGCTGCGCTTCTTTTGTGAACTGCTCTTCGCTTGCGATAAACATGCCAAGCGCAATCGTTGCTTTAAGTTTGTCAGTCATTGCTTTGTACCCATCTCATTGGCCACGTTGCTGGCCTCTTTGGTTATAAAAGCCCACTCGATCCCGTCGCGCAGGCTGGTGAATTTCCAACTCATGAGGCCGCAAATGGTGACGAGGTAAAAACCGTCGCTGAATTTCCACTGCATGTTGTATCCCTCAATATTTACCAGTGAGGTAATAATTATGCGTATATGATTTGATGTCAATAGTTATGACAATAAAAAATTACCTTAAAGGTAATGTGTACGGGCGTAAAAAAGCCCGCTACACGGCGGGCTATAGATGTTTACTCTATGATTTATAAATACTTATGACTGGTTCTGCGAGAAGGTAAAGTCTATGAAAGATTCGATCTTTGCTTTCTCGTTTTCAGGTAACAAAGCGTAGCGGGAATGGTCATATTTAATCATGCCAGCATCGCCAGGCGGAACAATCAGTTCATACGGACGACGCCCGAACGCGGCGGCGATGGCTGCCAGATTGTTTAACGTTATGCTGGCTTCGTTACGCAGCAGTCGGTTTATAGTGGCCTGGCTGACTCCAGCTGCTTCGGCAACTTTCTGCTGTGATGACAGAGCGCGGTTGCTATCCATCCAGCGCTGAAGGTTCCCGGCAACAACAACACCGATCTCGCTATTATCTTCTGCTTGCTCAGTACCAGCTGCGATAGATAAGTAATGGTCAACATCGAGCCAGTATGTCGGTTTGTTAGCAGCCTTTTCAATTTTGCGCGCAACGGAATCACCAATCGTCTTAACACCCTTAACCCAGCGGCTTACGAGGTTAGGCTGACATTCCAGACGTTCGGCAAGACGAGACTGCGTTCTGTTGAAATCGCGGTCTATGATGTCGCGCAAATTGTCACGGCGGATGTCATTAATGCTTTTCATTGGTATTGATTTACGCCTGTAGGGTTCCGTTAATAGCTTCAATTTAAAGCAATGTTACCGCAAAGGTAAATGCACCTGCTAGGTAATAATCATTGATTTCTGCTACCCTTCAGGTAATTATTATGAGACATGACCAGCAGCAGGGTAGAGTTCTATGGTTTTCAACTTCAAAAAAAACTGGCTGGGTCTGGCACCTGAGGAGCGAGAAGCATTTGCTACGGAAGCCGGAACAACAAGTCATTACATCCAGACGCATTTAACCGGGAAAAGGAAAATGCCCGGTAAGAAGCTGATGGATGGGCTATTTAAAGCGTGCAAGTCCCGTGAATGGGTCAGTAACAAAGCACAGCTTGCTGAGTTCTTCTACGACTGATAGCCATGAATCATCTTAACGAGGCCGCCACTGTGCGGCCTTTTTTATTGGGTTTTGCAGGGTGGTAACAAAAATCCATTTATGGTTGATCTTTCCGTGTCGTCGTGCAAAATAACCAATAGCAATAACAAAACCGGAGGGTGAAAAAGTGAAAATCATTACCCGGGCCGAGGCTGCTAAGTCTGGCCTGAATAAATACTACACCGGGAAATCCTGCCGGAACGGGCATGAAGCTGAACGCTATGTTCTCAATGGAACCTGCGTGCAGTGCGCAATGGAAAGTGCGAACCGGCACCGTAACGAGTTTTCCGAACTGCTAAGGGCAGCCCAGGGGGCGGTATGAAACCTTGGGCTTACTATAACGAAATCGACCCCTTTGCAGCTCAGTGGTTGCGCAATCTTATTGAAGCCGGACAGATAGCACCTGGCTATGTCGACGAAAGGAGTATTGAAGATGTTACACCAAGCGATTTGCGAGGATTTACCCAGCACCATTTTTTCGCCGGCGTTGGAGTCTGGAGTTACGCATTACGCCAGGCAGGATGGCCCGACAGCAAACCTGTCTGGACAGGAAGTTGCCCATGCCAACCTTTCAGCGCGGCAGGCAAAGGCAATGGGTTTGATGACGAGCGGCACCTATGGCCAGCCTTCCAGTGGCTTATCAAAGAGTGCAAGCCTGAGCACATCCTTGGCGAGCAAGTTGCAGCTGGTAACGCAAATGTATGGTTCGACCTTGTACAAGCAGACCTGGAAGGAATGGGATACGCCTTTGGGCTTACGCCGTTCACGGCAGCGAGCATCGGTGCGCCGCATATCAGAGAGCGAGCTTACTGGGTGGCCCACGCCGACATGCAACACCAACCCGCAACCGGAAACGCGACGGGGATTGCAGAATGTATCCGGAGCGGCTCGGTTAGTGGGATGGCAAACGCCGATGGCGAACGACTCAACCGGTTCGACTCATTGTTACAGCGGGAAGAATCAGGACGGGTCGCCAAAGATATGCCTGAAGCTACCAGGGTCGGCGTTGCTAACGGGCTGGCCAACTCCGCAAGTCTCGGAAATAACCAACGAGACAGCTGTTCAAATGAGCGGGGATGGTCGAGCGAGGCCGAACAAAATCGGCTGGGCGGCAGCTTTGGCGGGATGGGTGACACCAACCTCGAGGGACTGGAAAGACTCGTCGGGAATGACAGCTCAGCGGGACGGGAAAGAACGACTGGACCAACTACCTCGCCAGGCTTACACATGCGGACCCTTGAGGTTAACGGTTTTTGGCGTGATGCAGACTGGCTGTTATGTCGGGATGGACAATGGCGTCCAGTTGAACCCGGCACATTCCCGCTGGTTGCAAGGTTTGCCAAAGGAATGGGACACAGCAAGTCCTCACCACGAGCACTGGCTGGACGTAATCGAACGGGGAGACTCAAAGGCTACGGCAACGCCATAAATGCCGAGGCTGCTGCCGCTTTCATTCGTAGTTACATGGAGGTGAGCGATGGCCGGTGACTGGATAAAAATGCGTGCTGATTTGCACACACATCCGAAAGTTGTCCGCATGTCGTCCGCATTGAAAGCGGACAGATTACGGATAGTTGGCGGACTACATTCCGCTTGGTGTCTTTTCGATGTCCATTCCGTTGACGGTTACCTTGACGGATACAGCCCTGAAACGCTCGACGACCTGATCGGATTCCCCGGATTTGCACGGGCAATGATTGCTGTTGGATGGCTACAGGATGAAGGTGACAATCTAGTCATGCCAAGGTTTGAAGCCCATAACGGGCAGTCGGCTAAGCGTCGTGCGCAGGATGCAGACCGTAAAAGAAACGTCCGCAAAGTGTCCGCATCGGAAGAGGACAAAAAGCGGACCAGAGAAGAGAAGAGAAGAGAAGATCTAAAAGATAAACCCCTCTCTAGCGCGGGTGCGCGCGAAAGGCCGTCAGATCCAAAGGTGGCAAACCAGATTATGGATAACCGACAACCTTCTGCTGGTGGGACAGGGATTGTTGGCAAGTTCACCATGTTCGAAGGCTGGCGACCGGATGATGATTTTTTGCTGAAAGCTGCGCAGTGGGGGCTGGTACTTACCGAACCACCACCTGAAACAGTTCTGGCTGAGTTCATCACGTACTGGCAGGCAGAGGGGAAGGTATTCCACCACGTCCAGTGGGAACAGAAATTCGCCCAGGCACTGAAGCGCAATCAGGGTCGTTACAAACAAACCGGAGATAAACGCGATGAAACCAATATCCGAGCTGATGGGTACAGTGGCCCTTGGAGAGGCGATGCAGTCGAGGACTCCATCGTCGCAATGGCAGAGCAGCTACGAGCAAACGGAAGAAGTGAGTCAGAGATCCGCCACATTCTGGGGGGAAATGATCGGGATTTACTCGGACAAATGGCGGGCGAAGAACGGCAGGGCACCGTCATTACGCTGGAATCAGGTGATTTCAGCGCTCACCGATGAGCAGTTGCAGGTTGCTGTAAACGCCTGCGTCCAGCGTTGCTGTGATGGTAATGCTTTCGCTCCTGACCTGGCTGAGTTCATGGCGATTGTCAGTCAGAGTGTAACCAACCCATTCGGCCTCAGTGCTGAAGACGTGATGATTGAATTTAATCGTTACTGCAAGAAACGCTATCAGTACAGCTGCCCGGAAACATTCCCGTGGAGCCAGCCGGTGCTGTACTGGATCTGCTGCGTCATGCGCAGGGAAATGCTGCAAAACAATCTGAATGAGATGGCTCTGGAGAAGCGCGCAGCGGTGCATCTCAAAGCCTGGGGCGAAAAGGTGAAGAGCGGGGAGAAAATACCGAAGCCAAAACCACTACTTTCAGAAAAACCAACGGCACCACGCATGACAGGGGACTACGGGCATAAAACTGCAATGGAGATGCTGGCAAAACTTCGGAGTGTTAATTCACAAAAGAATTATTAATGCCAAAATTCCGCAGCCAATCGCCCCAGCATTGTGATAACTCGGTGTCAGGTGTGGAAACGTATGGTTAGACGTTAAAGTAGCTTAAAAGGCTTTTGGGGGCGTTTTAACGGTGGTGGGTATTTTCACTGTTAGCGCGTTTTTTATATTGACAGTTATTACCTGTAGGGTAATTATTACCAATAAGGTGAGTTATGAAAAGGTCACTACAGGCTTTAGGCCGACTTAAGACCGGCGTCATGAACAAAACCGAGTCGGACTATTGCCAGCTTCTGGAGTTACGCAAACGTGCCGGGGAAATCGCCTGGTACCGCTTCGAAGGCATCAAGCTGAGGCTGGCTGACAACACGTTTTATTCACCTGATTTTGCTGTGATGTTGAGCACTGGTGAGATGGAGATCCATGAGGTTAAGGGGCATTGGACTGACGACGCCAGAGTAAAGATTAAGGTCGCCGCAGAACAGTACCCGTTCAGGTTTATCGCAGTGAAGCCAAAGCCTAAAAAGGCGGGTGGTGGCTGGGAAATTGAAGAGTTCTGAAAGGTTTTATTAATCAATTAAATCAATGATTTTAACGGGTTATGAGGGGTGATTATGACAAGCCATTATCGAGAAAGTTACTCAGCACTGAGGGATGAGAAATGACAGTTAAACGCTTTAACCAAATAGCGCTGATTAGCGCCATCACGGAAGAGTTGAATCGACAGCAACCTGAACTCCCAGCTGACGACAGAATGAATGTCATCATCAAGGCCGCTAACGATATCTGCGCTGAGTATTCGCGAGAGTTAGTAGTGGCTTCCAGGGGCATGGGCCTGACTGCCTGGCTTGCCAGCGATGATACCGGTCTAAGCAGCAAATTTATGGCCTCGGTTCTTTCTTATGGTCATTTCACTGCGCCAAATAATTACCCGCGTGACCCTGATGATTTTGGCCGCTGCATGCGACTTGTTCAGGCTGTTCCTGAGTTCAAGGGGCTTATTCATCTACTTGTCGATCATGGTCCTGAGTGGGAAGCCGTGGCTAACAATTGGGAGCGCTGGGTAGAGTTGTATTCATCTGGCGACGGTCGAGAGCTATATAAGGAAATGAAAGCGTCATATGCAAGGGAGGCCGAATGAGCAATAACATCGAAGCAAAAGTAATCCTCATGGATTCGCCTGAAGCGGCAAGTATTCAGACTTTAACTGGCTGGGTTGACCGTCATGGACGATTCTGGGGAGATGACGAGTATCAGGCTCGTTGGTGCGGGGCAACTCATCGCAAATGCAAAAACAAACCAGACGAACACCCGATTCACAGCACGCATGGTTACTGCGAAGAATGCTATCGCGAAAGTCGCCAGGCTAAGTTTGCAGAAATGGAACGTGCGGTTTGGGCTGGTGAACCATTGGTTATTTTCGATGGTGACCAATATTTCTTCGATGCAGAATCTCTGGCTGACTATTGCCGTGAAAACTCCGTTTTTCCCAAAGAGCTGCAACTTCTCATCTGTGAAGCTAATTACCCTTCTGAATTCGATATAGAACAGCATTGCCAAGAAATCATCCCGGACGGTGGCGATTGCTACTCTCTCCCGCAAGAAATACTCGATGCTGCTGACGCGCTGAATAAAGCAATCAAAGAAAGTTCGGCGGTGTCATGGAGTGGCGGCGATCAGGTTGCCATTGTTTCTGATGACATCCTTACTGACGAGCAAAAAGCTGAAATTTTAGCGGAGCGTGCAGCATGACTAACTCACTAGAAGCGCTGAAGGAGCGCGAATATTTCGTGCTCAGTGTCGGCCATACGCAGCGCAGTAATCCATACATCGTTCTGTGGGCTGCTGACAACTCCGGTTACCGTGGACGCATTGAGACGGCCGGGCGCTACCCGGAAAGCCTCATTAAATCGAAACTGGCTTATTACAATTGCGGATGTGACAACGTGGCCGTGCCATGTGATGTGTTGGAGCCTCTTTCGCATCCGGTTAATCCTGGTTTCTTTGACGACGACAATGGGCGCTGGCTTCGCAATAACGCCGCCACATGGAAAGCAGCACTAGCTAACACCATCGCAACACCGATGTATAAACCTGAACCGGAATACCGCGGCGCACCCCGCAAGGAGGCCAAATGAATAGCTTAGAAGCACTGACAGCCAGCATGCCGAAAAGAATTGTTCGCAATTGGCAAGCATCTGTTATGAGAACCTGTGATTTTTGTGGGCATCACAAGGGTACGGTTCTGAATGGCGACAACAGTTCAATCTGTGCGTCTTGCTGTGATGCTGAGAATTATGGAAATCTGCAATGTGCTCTAGAAGAAGCCTTGGAGCGTAACGCTGCGCTGATAGCGGCGCTGGAGCAGGCGCAGCAGGAAAGAAAAGTACAGCTTGAAACTATCGCTAGTGTCACTGGGCTATGGAATGAGCAGCGCAACCGAATAGCCGAACTGAAAACCAACAAACCATGCGTGAAGCTGCCAGGCGAACGCTTTGATGAAGATGGTTCTATTACCTCTGATTTCGACAGAGGATGGAATCACTATCGCGAAGACGCCATGAAAGCAATCCGCTCTGCAGGCGGCACTGTTATCGAGGGTGAGTGATATGGAAGCTCAATTATTCGCAATTAAGGTGACACTATGACCAACCTAAGCATTGAGCGCCTGGAAATAATCCACGCTGAAACTATGGAGGTAATCGACTCCAAACCTTACGCGACGGAAACAGCCTCAGTTGAAGTTAACGCGAAATTACTCACAGCACTTACAGGCGAACTACTCGCATACCGCAAGGCCAGTGGTGAGGCTGTGGCGTGGACTGACAAACTCGAACTAGACGAAATGAATGATTCTGGACGAGCCAGCATGTTTAAGTCTCGCCGAGCAATGGGAAAACCAGACCCAGCCAGCGTGGTTAAACTCTACGCAGCCCCTCAACTTCCTGTAGTGCCTAAAGGCTACGCGCTGGTTCCGATTGAGCCAACCTACGAAATGAGTGAGGCTATTGGGTTGCCGTGGGAGCATCCACCTTTCCCTCGTCGGTGGAAAAGAATGCTTGAGGTAGCTCGTAAGGTTGGTGGTAATGGCTAAAACAGCAGCAGAACGCAAGGCAGCGCAGCGTGAGCGCCTCGCAGAATCCGGTGCACGTAAGTTTGAATTGCTGATGGATGCGCAGGAACTGCAAATGCTAGAAAAGAATTGCGTACTCCGTCGTCCAGGCCGTGAACCGTATGACATGGTTGAGTATCTAACGCTGTTGATTCGCAAAGATAACGCCGAACTGGTTAGAAAACTCAAAAGCATGAGCACTGAATGTTGCGGTAAGTGTGGAGACAGTCTACCAGTGAAGGAATGTGTGTGTGACGGCGATAGTCAGTGCTGGTTAACAAAAGGCTGGCACGAAACCAAGCTTATAATGTGACATGTCACGGGGGTAATCATGCTCGACGAATTTGATGGATTTTGACGCAGGTCGCCGACTATGGCGGTTTTGTTTTGCGTGATAGTATTACTATATTGGTAATTGTTACTTAAATGGTAATTATGGTCGCTAACCCTAAGCGAAAATCAACCCAATTCAAGCCACTGACAGCGCAAATGGAAGCGTACTGCCAGGAGTATGTGAAGACTCCGGAAGACCAGAAAGGCTCCGCCGTCCGTGCTGGGTATTCAGAAAAGACCGCAGCGAAGTTCGCCAGCCAAAACATGCGTGACCAGCGTGTAATCGACCGTATTGCCGAACTGATGACCGAGCGCAATAAACGCCTGCGGGTCAGTGCTGACTACGTGCTGCAACGCCTGGTTGAAATCGATCAGATGGACGTGCTGGATATTCTGGAGGATGACGGCAGCCTGAAGCCCGTCAGCCAGTGGCCGAAGGTCTGGCGAATTTCCCTTAGTGCAATTGATATTAATCGAATCAACATGTCTTTGAAGGATGGAGAGAGCGATATCGAAACCACTCTGCAAAAGGTTAAATGGCCTGACAAAGTGAAGAACCTTGAACTCATAGGCAAGCATGTCGACGTCAACGCATTCAAAGAGCGCCTCGAGGTTAATGTGAACGTCAGCATTGCTAACCGTATGGCAGCTGCACGCAAACGCATTCAGGAACTGGGAAGCGGCGATGAGTGAAATCCAGAACGCAGAACTTGAGTTGATTGACGATATTGCCAGCTTCACACATGACCCATTGGGCTATGCGCTTTATGCCTTTCCGTGGGCAGAAGAGGGTACTGAATTAGCTCATGCATCCGGTCCGCGTAAATGGCAGGCTGATGCATTCGCCGAAATAGGCCAACACCTACGCAACCCAAAGACCAGACATCAGCCAATTATGCTGGCGCGCGCATCCGGACACGGTATCGGTAAGTCGGCATTTATATCGATGCTCATCAACTGGGGTATGGCTACCTGCGAGGATTGTAAGGTGGTGGTGACCGCCAACACCGATAACCAGCTACGCACCAAGACATGGCCGGAAATCATCAAGTGGTCCAGCCTGGCTATCACCAAAGACTGGTTCACTACCACGGCTACAGCAATGTACAGCACGGAGAAAGACCACGATAAACGATGGCGTGCTGATGCTATTCCGTGGAGTGAACACAACACCGAAGCATTCGCCGGTTTGCACAACGAACGTAAACGTATCATCCTGGTGTTTGACGAAGCGTCCAACATTGCCGATCTGGTGTGGGAAGTTGCCGAGGGTGCGCTGACGGATGAGGACACGGAGATAATCTGGGTGGCGTTCGGAAACCCTACACGTAACACTGGCCGTTTCCGTGAATGCTTCCGCAAATATAAGCACCGCTGGAAAACAGCGCAGATTGACAGCCGTACAGTTGAAGGCACCAATAAAGAGCAACTGCAAAAGTGGGTTGACGACTATGGCGAAGATAGCGATTTTGTGAAGGTTCGTGTGCGGGGGATCTTCCCGGATGCGTCAGAACTTCAGTTTATCCCTACAGGTATGACCGATGCCGCAATGAAGCGCATTGTGACCGCCGCACAGGTTGCGCATGCACCAGTGATTATCGGCGTCGACCCTGCTTACTCAGGTGTCGATGATGCCGTGATTTATCTGCGGCAGGGGCTGCACAGCAAAGTGCTCTGGACTGGCGCGAAGACCACCGACGATCTAATTATGGCGAAGCGTGTTGCTGATTATGAGGATGAGTACGGCGCTGATGCTGTGTTTATAGATTTCGGTTACGGTACCGGTCTGAAATCCATTGGTGACGGATGGGGCCGGGCGTGGACGCTGGTCCCCTTTGGTGGTGGAAGCAGTGACCCGCAGATGTTGAATAAGCGCGGTGAAATGTTCAATAGCTGCAAAACATGGCTCAGGCTAGGCGGCGCACTGGATGACCAGGAAACCGCAGACGATTTGTCAGCGGCTGAGTACAAAGTCAGGGTTGACGGCAAGATTGTCATGGAGCCGAAAGAGGATATCAAAGAGAGGTTGGGGCGTTCGCCTGGTAAGGGTGATGGGTTGCTGTTGACGTTTGCATTTCCGGTCACCAAAAAGATGCATCACCCAGGACAGCAACAGGGTAAGGCGCTGACCGAATACGACCCATATGCCTGAGCGCAGGCTCAGAACCCCAGCCAGCGAAAGAAATTGCGCAGTGTTTTTGCATTGCGATTGTAATGAGATGCACACTCTTCCATCACGGCGTGAGGGCTGATGTGGCCTATGGATTTTGTTCCTGCTTCAACAAGCTGTTTGTTAATTATGTTGAAGATGCGAACGTGAAAGATATCGCCTTGCTTTTTAATATCGTATCGGTAGGTGATGTCGTTAATGCCGCCAATGTACATTTTGAAATTGTGCATAATGATCTCTCGAATATTTCTCAGCTGAGATTGTACACAAATATTCAAAAGAGGATAAAAAAAAGGCCCACCGAAGTGGGCTAACTGGAAGCAATGAGGGTTTTCTGAGTTCCTTCTCACATGGGTACTGCCTACTTCTGATACCACGCTGGCAACGTGTTTGGTTGTGGTGGCCGGTGCTGGTTTCCGGCATGAAATATATTCAGTGTTAGCTGCCACTCGCGAGCGAGGATACGCATCATGATTTTCACTGAACTTAGTGGGTAATCCTGTCTTCCGGCTATTCACGCAGCTTGTCTTCCAACACAGGCTTATGCCTTACCCATTCTCACCTGCTAAGCGATGCGCATCAGCCTGCGCATTCACCACAACGATAAGAGCATTGCCACTGTGTCGACTATGGTGGTTAGCGCGGAGTCGGTGACGCCAATACTCTTATCTGTTGTATCCTCGTCTGCTTCCGAGGTGCCAAACCGAATCGCCACGATGGTTAATCGCATACCCACCTGTTAGCGCGGCGGCTTGCACATTCCGGCTACCCGTCAGCGTAGTACTGTCAAGGACGCTGGTGGACCGCTAACGACGCATGTTCCATACATTGATTAATTACCTTTAAGGTAATAATTATTCATTAATCTGTCAATATACTACGACAAATAATTCTTATATGGTTAAATTGGTGATAATTTGATTGGATAATGGGTGAGCATATGTGCATGGGAAGTACTCCGTCAGTACCGGCAGCACCAGAGATTCAGGCAGCCCCTCAAGAACAGGACGCTGCTGTAACTTCAGCTCGCGATGAAGAAGAGCGCCGCCGCCGTGCCGCCGCTGGGCGTAGCTCTACCATTCTCACTGGTTCGCAGGGTGACACATCTACAGCAACGACCAGCGGTAAAACGCTGCTTGGTCAGTAAGGGCTTATTGAATGGCTGCGGAAACTCTGAAGGAAAGGCTGACTAAGCAACTCGGGCAACTTCAAACCGAGCGCAATTCTTTCGAACCGCACTGGCGTGACCTGAGCGATTTTATCAATCCGCGAGGTTCTCGCTTTCTGACTTCTGATGTAAATCGTGGCGAGCGCCGAAATACCAAAATTGTTGACCCAACCGCCAGCATGGCAAACCGCACACTTTCAAGTGGGATGATGTCGGGTATCACAAGCCCGGCGCGTCCATGGTTCCGCCTGGCGACACCTGATCCGGCGATGATGAATTACGGACCGGTCAAGCAGTGGCTGGAAGTGGTGCAGAACCGCATGAACGATATGTTCAACAAGTCGAATCTGTATCAGTCCCTGCCGATTATCTACAGCAGCCTTGGTACCTACGGCACTGCTGCATTGTCCGTAATGGAAGATGACGAAGACATTATCCGCACCTATCCGTTCCCGATTGGTAGCTTCTACATTGCCAACAGCCCACGACTGAGCGTCGACACAACCTACCGCAAGTTTTCTATGACCGTTCGCCAACTGGTGATGGAGTTCGGCATTGATAAGGTCAGCGACAGCGTTAAAGGGATGTGGGAAAGCGGCACCTATGAACAGTGGATTAGTGTCGTGCAAGCCGTTTATCCGAACGTCGATCGTGATACCGGAAAGCTTGATTCCAAGAACAAACGTATTAAATCCGTGTATTTCGAAGAGGGTGGAGACAGCAACAAAGTACTGCGTGAATCTGGCTTTGATGATTTCCCTGTACTGGCTCCGCGCTGGGAAGTTAACGGCGAAGACGTTTACGGATCTTCGTGCCCAGGCATGCTTGCGCTTGGTCAGGTTAAAGCCCTGCAACTCGAGCAGAAGCGTAAAAGCCAGCTTATCGACAAAGCAACAAACCCGCCAATGGTTGGCCCTTCATCGCTGAAGAATCAACGCGTGTCTCTATTGCCTGGCGATATTACCTACATCGATCAGATGGGCCAGCAGGACGGGTTTAAGCCTGCCTATCTGGTCAATCCGAATACTGCCGACCTGCTGGCTGATATTCAGGACACCCGCAGCATTATCAACAGCTCGTACTTCGTCGACCTGTTCATGATGCTTCAGAACGTGAATACCCGCTCAATGCCGGTTGAAGCCGTTATTGAGATGAAAGAAGAAAAGCTGTTGATGCTCGGTCCTGTGCTTGAGCGTCTGAATGATGAATTCCTCGATCCGCTAATCGATCGCGCTTTCTCAATCATGGTTCGCAAAAACCTTCTGCCACCGCCTCCGGATGTCATGCAGGGTATCCCTTTGGGCATTGAATATATATCCGTGATGGCTCAGGCACAGAAATCAATCGGCCTTGGCAGCCTTGAGCGATTTGTAGGGTTCGTGGGTGGACTTGCACAGGCCAAGCCAGAAGCTCTGGACAAAATCAACGTTGACCAGGCTATCGACAGTTATGCGGATATGTCTGGCGTATCACCGATGGTGGTCGTTCCGGCTGAAGAAGCGCAACAGATACGTGTTGATCGCCAGAAACAGATTCAACAGCAACAGGCAATGCAGATGGGTATGGCAGCAGCGCAGGGTGCCAAAACACTCAGCGAAACACAAACCACCGACCCAAGCGCTCTTACTGCTGTCACTGGTGCCATGGGCGGAGCACAACAATGACCGAGTATGACGACGATCAGCATGCGGTAATCGAAGCGGAAGCCAAAGAACGTCAGCAGCGGGAAGACAACGACATCAAGTTTGTCATGTCCAGCAAGCAGGGCCGTCGTGTTGTGTGGGATTTACTGGGCAGAGGAAAGGTATTCGCCTCAACTTTCGCCGCCGATGCGCAGGTGTCAGCATTCAACGAGGGGCAGCGCAATCTGGCCCTGAGCTTATTCAGCAAGGTTATGGCGGTTTGCCCTGACCTGTATCTAACGATGGCCGATGAGGCCAGCAAGCAGGAGTCGCTATGAATTTGTTCCAACGTCTTATGTTCCACCGTCTGCACAATGCTGAGCCCGTCGATGGTGGTGCTCCGGCAGCTGCGGAACCAGTTCAGGCATCAGCAGATCCAGCGGCTCAAGTTGCTGAGCCCGGCGTGCAGGATAAACCAGCTGAAGGTGAAGAAAAGCCAACTGGTGAAGAGAAGGTGCCTGGGAAGGAAGGCGACAAGCCTGTCGAAGAAAAGCCAAAAGAAGGCGACGACAAAGACAAGAAGCCTGAAGGTGCGCCGGAAAAATATGAGTTTAAGCCTGCTGAAGGTCAGGAACTTGATGAAACAGCACTGAAAGAATTTGAGCCTATTGCCCGTGAGCTGAACCTGAATCAGGAACAGGCGCAAAAGTTTGTCGATCTGTATGCATCGAAAATCGTTCCGCAACTGCAACAGAAGCAGGTAGAGCAATGGACGAAACAAACTGAGCAGTGGGCGGTTGATGCCAAGGCTGACAAGGAAATCGGCGGCGACAACATGACAGCGAACATTGGTCTGGCACAGAAAGCCTTCGACCAGTTTGGTAGTCCTGAGCTTAAAGAATACCTGAACACAACCGGCCTGGGTAACCATCCGGAAATCATTCGGGCATTCATGAAGGTGGGCAAGTCCATGTCAGAAGACAGCATGGTCATGACCAATAACAGTGGCCAGCGTAGTCAGGCCGATATTTTGTACGGAAATAAGTGAGGAACTGATATATGGCTGTTAAAAGCACTACAGCTCTAACGCTGGCTGACTGGGGTAAACGAAAAGACCCGGATGGCAAAATCGCGGTAATTACAGAATTGCTTTCACAGACTAACCCAATCCTGCAGGACATGCCTTTCGTTGAAGGTAACCTTCCTACTGGTCACCGAACTACAGTTCGTTCTGGCCTGCCGCAGGCTACCTGGCGGTTGCTGAACTATGGTGTGCAGCCAAGCAAATCGACCACAGTGCAGATCACCGATGCGTGCGGGATGTTGGAAACGTACTCGGAAGTTGATAAGTCATTGGCCGATCTGAACGGAAATTCTAATGATTTCCGGATGTCAGAAGACCGCGCGTTCCTGGAAGCGATGAATCAGTCCATGGCACAGACGCTATTTTATGGTGATGCAGGTCTAAACCCACAGCAGTTTATGGGCCTGTCTTCTCGTTATTCCAGCCTTGCTGCTGGTAATGCACAGAACATCATTGATGCTGGTGGTACTGGTACAGATAACGCCTCTATCTGGCTGGTGGTGTGGGGTGAGAATACTGTTCACGGTATTTTCCCTAAAGGTCAGAAAGCTGGTCTACAAACTCAGGACCTTGGCGAGCAAACACTCATTGATGCGAATGGTGGTAAATACCAGGGCTATCGTACCCACTACAAGTGGGATAATGGTCTTGCGTTACGTGACTGGCGTTATGTGGTCCGTATTGCAAACATTGATGTCAGCGATCTGGATGCCACCACGCCAGTTGATAGTGTGAAGTTAATGATTAAAGCACTTCACCGTATTCCAAACCGTGGTATGGGCAAACCAGTGTTCTACATGAACCGCACCCTGAATGAATACCTCGATATTCAATCGCTGAACAAAGCCTCACTGGCTCTGTCTGTGAAAGAAACTGAGGGTGAATTCTGGACCACCTTCCGTAACGTCCCAATTCGTGAAACTGACGCACTACTGGAAACAGAAGCGCGCGTTGTTTAACGCCTGGCATTAATCAACGGGCTGGTTCTCCAGTCCGTAACAGGAGAAAGAAATATGATCATCGATAAACTTTTGATGTTCTCCGAGTCGCAGGCGGTTACTGCAACCGCTGCTTCTACGGATGTTATCGATCTTGGTCCAATCAAGGGGACTAAGCGCGATATTGGCGTAGGTAATCCACTGGAATTCTGGACTAACGTCAACACCACTGCGGCCGCCGCAGGTGCTGCAACTCTGAACGTTCAGTTGCAAACCAGCACTGATAACGCCACGTGGGTAACCCTGTATGACAGTGGTTCTCTGGCGCTGGCATCGCTGGTGGCAGGAAAACGTATCCTCTCTACCAAGGTTCCACAGGGGGTACTGAAATACCTGCGCGTGAACTATGTCGTTGCCACTGGCCCGTTAACAGCCGGTGCATTCACTTCCGGTATTAACCTGGACGTTGACGCGAATTATGCGTACCCGTCTGGTTTCACCGTTAAGTAAGGGTAGTCGATGACTGAGAAAGCAAAATATCTCGTTCTGCGCCTGTCCTATATCGACAAGCAGCTTCACGATGAAGGCGCTGAAATCGAATATGACGGCGTGCCAGGTAGTGCACTGGAGCCGTTAAACGATGCCGCGATACAGGCAAAGGCTAAAGCTACTGGTGGAAAGGTTCCTGTTGTTGAGGTCCCTAAGTCCGAGGGTGAAAACTTGGGTGATACCGGTCTGGGTAGTGATGAAGATCTTGAGAAACTGCGTGATGAATATGAAGCGCTGTTTAACGAGAAGCCTCATCACAACGTCAAAGCCGAAACTCTCCGCGAGAAAATTGCGCAGAAGCGCAAAGATCTTGGCGTTTAAGCCTCGCTAATAAAACAGGGGTTTCGGCCCCTTTCTCGTAGGAGTCACCCATGGAACTCGTCAATTTAAAAACCGGCACCGACAGCTACCAGGATGAAAGCGGTAAGACTCAGACCCGTGATGATTATCCATATGGGCTTTGTTTGTATCTCGATAACGAGACACTGGAGAAGCTAGGCGCGCAGCCTCAGAAGGTTGGCACTGAAGTGATGATTACTGCCAGGGCTGTCATTAAGTCAACGTCCGAACGTGAACGTGAAGATGGCGTTTATCGCAGCGCTGACTTGCAGATCACCGACATGTCAATTGCTCCGGCTGAAGCAACTCAGCAAAAAACAGCAGCGGATACATTGTACGGGAGTGCTGAGTAATGCCGTCTGTTATCGAGATCTGCAACATAGCATTGAGCCGAATCGGTAACAGCCGATCCATAAATAGCCTTGAAGAGCAGAGCAAAGAAGCTGGTGCATGCAGTCTGCACTATGAAGCTTGCCGTGATGCGACTCTTAGCGACTTCCCGTGGAACTTTGCCACTAAGCGCGTGGCACTGGCTGACACTGGAACTCCGCCACCAGACTGGCAATTCGCCTACAGCTACCCAACAGACTGCAAACGTATCATCGAAATTATGGTTCCTGGCATCCGCAACCCAACGGCTGCAATGAGAGTTCAGTATTTCACAGGTGCAGATGCTAACGGTACAGGCAAGCTCATTTACACCGATCTGCCTGAGGCGTGGCTGAAATACGTATCGCTAATCACCGATGTGAACATGTTCGACGATATATTCCGTGATGCTCTGTCATGGCGTCTGGCTGGCGAAATTGCGATGCAGATAACAGGTAGCGGTGATATGGGGAACATGTGCCGCCAGATGTACATGAGTGTGATTCTTAGCGCTGGTTCTCGCAGCATGGATGAATCACAGGAACCTCAGCAACCGGAAAGTGAATTCACCATGGCGAGGTTAGGCTGATATGGCAATGAGTTGGATCCAACCATCATTCGCTGGTGGTGAGATTGGTCCGTCACTGTACGGACGCATTGATATGGCGAAGTACTCTGTAGCTCTGCGAAAGTGTCGTAACTTTCTTGTGCGTCAGTATGGCGGTGTTGAGAACAGACCTGGCACCCGGTTTATTGCAGCAGCAAAAATCGATAATAAGAAATGCCGCCTTATCCCGTTTCAGTTCTCTACGGTGCAAACCTATGCGCTGGAGTTCGGCGACAAGTATATGCGCGTCTACAAAGACGGTGGTCAGGTTCTGGTTACCAATACCACCACGATTTATGAGTTGGTTACGCCATATGCGGAAGCTGATTTATTCCGCCTGAAATACACTCAGTCTGCTGACGTTCTTACTATTGTTCACCCGTTATACCCTCCAATGGAGTTGCGCCGTTATGCCCACGATAACTGGGAGCTTGTTGCAGTTGAAACCAAGAATGGCCCATTTGAAGATATTAACGTTGATGAAACGATCACTGTTTATTCCAGCGCAAGCACAGGAAGCGTAACCCTTACGGCCAGCTCTGCAATTTTCGGACCGGAGCAGGTGGGGAAACTTTTCTATCTTGAGCAGCCCGCTGTTGATTCCGTTCCTGTCTGGGAAACCAGTAAAACTACAGCGATTAACGATGTACGTCGCGCCGATAGCAACTATTACTGCGCAAATACCGCAGGCAAGACCGGTACGCTGCGCCCATCGCACACTGAGGGTATGTCGTGGGATGGTTGGGGTGGCAGTGGTGATGGCGATACTGGTGTGCAGTGGGAATACCTGCATTCAGGATTTGGCATTGCCGAAATAACAGCGGTTGGTGGCGATGGAACAACAGCCACAGCTACGGTTGTATCATTCATCCCTTCCCAGGTAGTTGGCTCAACCAATGTTAGTTACAAGTGGGCTCGCTATGTATGGAATTCTGTCAACGGTTATCCGGGCACGGTTGTGTATTATCAGCAGCGCCTGTACTTCGCTGCGTCTTCTGCTTACCCGCAAACCATCTGGGCCAGTCGCACTGGTGACTATAAAGACTTTGGCAAGAACAACCCTATTCAGGATGATGACCGAATAATTTACACCTATGCCGGGCGTCAGGTTAATGAGATTCGTCATCTGATTGATGTTGGTTCTCTGGTTGCGCTTACCTCAGGTGGTGAGTACGTCATTACTGGCGACCAGAACAAGGTGCTGACCCCGGGTTCATTTTCTCTTAGCTCTCAGGGTTCTAACGGATCAAGCAATATCCCACCAATCGCTGTGGCAAACATTGCGCTGTTCGTTCAGGAAAAAGGTAGCGCAGTACGTGACCTTGCCTACTCGTTCGATGTTGACGGATACCAGGGTAACGACCTGACCATTCTGGCTAACCACCTTTTCACGAAGCACACGCTTATCGACTGGTCATTTTCTATCGTGCCTTATTCCATCGCATGGGCCATTCGTGACGACGGCGCATTGTTGGCGCTGACCTATCTCCGTGAACAGCAGGTCTTTGCCTGGGCACCACAACCCTCTACCGGTAAGTACGAATCTACGTGCTGTATCAGTGAAGGCGGCGAGGATGCCGTGTATTTCGTGGTTAACCGAACCATTAACGGGCAAACAAAACGCTATGTCGAGCGCCTGCAAACCCGTCAGTTCACCAGTGACGAGGATGCATTCTTTGTAGACTGCGGTCTGAGTTATGACGGACGAAACACCACAATGCGAGCAATGTCTATTACTGGTGGTACCGGTGACTGGGATTATCGTAACAACTACACGCTGACGACCTCAGGCTCAGCATATTTCACCAGTAGTGATGTTGGCGCACAAATACAGTTCCCGTACACCGAAACGGATGAAACAGGAACAACAACGAATAAGCAGTTGCGCTGCGAAATAGTGGCATTCACAAACGGTAACACGGTAACAATTCAGGCTAATCGTAATATCCCAGAGCAATTGCAGGGAACGGCCACAACCAACTGGCGCATGGCACGCATGATGTTCGGTGGCCTTGGTCATCTCGAAGGGCAGACTGTTAACATTCTTTCAGACGGCAGTGTTGAACCTCAAAAGGTAGTCACATCTGGTGTGGTTACACTTGAGTCTCCAGGCGCTGTGGTGCATATCGGCCTGCCAATTACTGCTGAGTTTGAAACGCTGGATATCAATATCAACGGGCAGGAAACGTTGCTCGATAAGAAAAAGCTCATGCCGACCGTGAGTCTTATCGTTAACGCCAGCCGCGGTATTTTTGCAGGAACCGACAAAGACAAGCTGTACGAATATCCGCAGCGTGAATTTGAGTTCTATGACGATCCGGTTGATGACGCTACAGGTGTAGTAGAAATAAAACTCGATACCGACTGGAGTAAAAACGGGCGCGTATACATCCGACAAACTGACCCGTTACCTTTATCTGTGCTTGCTGTCTTACCTCGCTTCACAGTGGGAGGTTTTTGATGGTCAAAACCTTTATTGAAACAGCGACAACTGAGCACGTTCAGGCCATTCTTCCAAGCGTTCGCCAGGCTGACATTGACGAGTTTATTGCCGCATCAGGCCAGACACCTGAAGAAGTTCTTAATCTTGCCCTGCGAGTATCAACCCGGGCATGGGCTGGAATAGCAGACGGTAACGTAGTCAATATTTTCGGTGTGGCTCCGGCGTCTCTACTGGGTGGTAAAGGCATCCCGTGGATGGTGGGATCTGACCATATCGATCTACATAAACGTGCATTTCTCAAAGGTTCTAGGCTTGCCTTGGTGGGCATGCTTGAGCTTTATCCTCACCTCGAAAACTATGTAGACCAGCGTAATCACCTGGCTAAAGCATGGCTGCACTGGCTGGGTTTCAAACTCGAAGATCCAGCGCCTTATGGCGTACAGGGATTACCGTTCCATCGCTTCCATATGGAGAAAAGATAATGTGCGGACCAGTTGCCGTAGGCGTCGCTATGGTTGCGATGTCGGCCATGCAGGCATATAGCCAGAACAAACAAGCCAAATATCAATCTGCTGTAGCAAACCAGAACGCAGATATTGCAGAAGCGCAGGCACAGGACTCCATAAACCGTGGTAACGCTCAGGCCGAAGAAGTACGACGCCGCAACCGGCAGGCCGCTGGGACACAGACAGCAACAATGGGCGCGACTGGTGCAGATCTCAGTACTGGTAATGCACTGGATATCTTCGGTGATACGGCGCAATTCGGACAGCTTGATGCTCTTACCACAGTAAATAACGCACAACGTGAAGCATACGGATATCAGGTACAAAGCACGAATGCTCAAGCCCAGGCTAAAGCTGCCGAATCCCAGGGGCGAGATGCAGTAACACTGACGCTGATGAGCGCACCGCTGAAAGCCTATGGCGCATACCAGACTGCTGGTGGTTCATGGAGTCCATTTACTCAGTCTCAAGCCGCGCCAATCACTGCGGCTGTTGGAACACCGACCGGTAGATAAGGAGTATTTATGCCAGTAGTACCTACTGTACAAGGCCGTCAGGTCCAGAGTCAGGGTGTGTCGACCAGTGGTTTCAGCATGCAGCCTCAGTCTGATCTATTGGGTGGAATGGCTAAAGTTGCCGAGCAATACGTTGGTGCATTCGCTGAAGCGAAGCAGCGTGCAAACGTCGCTATGGCTCAGGATGCATCCTTGCAGTTAAGCCAGCAAGCAAGCTCACTACTGAATGACCCGCAAAAGGGTTTGCTCAATTTGCAGGGTAAAAATGCAATTGGCAAAGGTATGGAATACACAACCGCTTTTGACCAGGCCGCCGAACAGATTGGTGCCACATTGCCGGATGATGCTTCCCGTCAGTCTTACCTTCAGCAAGCCCAGCAGCAGCGAATTCAGTTCACCACCCAGGCTGGTCGTCATGAAGTAAGCCAGGTAAATGCTTATGAACAAGGGCAGTTCGCGGCCACACTCACTAATAACGCGCAGAGTGCCGCTGGCCTGTACGGAGATAATGCCGCGTATCTTTCAGCAAATAAGCAGACTTTTGACCAGATTGATCAGTACGGTGTTGCTCATGGCTGGAGCGACGAGCAGATTACTGCAAAGAAAATCGAGTTCAAAGAAAAGGTTGCTGATAACGCATTATCAAACTGGTCTAATCAAAACAGCATTGAGTTTATTCACAGCAATGGTGAGCTTAGCGATACAGTTTCTGGTTCGAAACGTGCTACAGCAAGTCCTTATGGGGGTGAACCAGAAACAACGAAGGGAATGAAAACCCAAGGCAATATCGATATTTATAATCGCCCTAAGGTTAAAAATGCGGATGGTTCAGTTAGTACGGTAAGAACAATATCTATCGGTACCGATGATGGAGAGGTTCTCATCCCAACTGTCAGCGATAGTGGGAAGATAATGTCTGATGAAGATGCCATTGCTCAGTATGAAAAAACTGGTAAGCATCTCGGTGTATTCGATAATCCTGACGATGCAACGGCATACGCTGAAACTCTGCATAACCAGCAGGAAGATTATTATATCAAAGGTAGCCAATCCAATGGTGCTAGGGGAATTGAGAACAACAACCCCGGTAATCTTGAGTTCAGTCGTTCGAATCCATGGGAAGGTCAGACAGGTAGTGATGGGCGCTTTGCTAAATTCGAGACCCCTGAACATGGGATACGAGCACTTGGTCGAAATCTGATTTCTTATCAGCGCCAGGGTTACGACACAGTCAGTGACATCATCACCCGCTGGGCACCACCGGAAGATAACAACGATACTGCTGCTTATATCAAAGCGGTATGTGATCAAATTGGCGCTACCCCGGATCAGAAGCTGGATGTCAGTAACCCGGATACATTAAAAAAACTAAGTGCTGCAATCATCCATCATGAAAATGGCGACCAGCCATTCAGTGACCAGCAGCTAAATGCAGGTGCCAGTGCAGCGCTTGGCCTGATGTCGCTACCAACCAGTCAGAAGCGCTATACCGGTAATGCTGCATTCGATGCTGCATCACCACAGGCTCAGGCTTCATTTCTCCGCCAGGCTGACCAGATCAGAAAACAGCAACAGGCTGAATACAGAACGAACATTGACGGTAAAGTGCGGGACGCTACTGCGGCTTATATGCGCGGCGTAGAGTTCCCTGATGCACCAACGCAGGAAAATTTCATCGCTGCTTATGGTTTTCGTGAAGGTAATAATCGATATACCGAACTCAGGAACGCGCAGATCGCCGGGCAGTATATTGGCTCATTCCGCACGATGCCGAGCAGCAGCATTACAACTTATGTTGAGCAACTTAAGCCGGATACTGGTGAAACAGGGGATGGGTACGCAGAGCGAGCTCAGATGTATGACCATGTTGCTGCTGCGGCCACGAAAGTTATCTCTGAACGCCAGAACAACCCATTCAATGCTGCGGTAGATATTGGCGTGTACAAGCCGATAGCCAGCAACAACCCAGCAGCCATTACTTCTGAAGTAGCAAACCGTTTCTCTGCTCAAGAGAATTTGCGCGGACTGGGTATAAATGCGCCATTACTTTCGAGCGAGGAAGCCAGTGCGTTAACGCAGCAGGTACGAGGCACAACGAATGTTGATCAGACTATAGGTCTGCTGCAAAGCATGGGGCAGACTCTACCGCCTAACGCCATGCGTATGGTAGCAACATCCATTGCACCAAACAGCGCGGCTACAGCTTATTCAGCTTTGCTGCTTGGCACTCCTGATAATCAGTACGACAAGAAAAGCGGCACTATCGCTTACAGTCAATTCGTTGGGTATAAGCCAACGATGAATAAATATGACGTCTCAAAAACCATCCTCTCTGGCGATCAACTTCTTAACCCAACGAAGCAGATGAAAGATGCAGGTATCCAACCTGTTGCTTTGCCAAGTGAGGACAAACTCAAGCGCGCATTTACTGATGAAGTTGGTAACGCATTCTCTAATAATCCACAAGCCGGGCAGATGTCTTACAGCCTGTTCAAGGCAGCTTATGCCGGTATCGCCTATCAGTCTGGTGATTCCGCAATGACGCGAACTGATGCGGCTAACTCCGATGTAGTCGAAAAAGCTGCGCAGATGGCAACGGGTGGTGTGTATAAGGGTTTTAATGGTGGTGATGTTGTCATGCCGTTTGGTATGGACAAGAGCACATTCAAAGACCGTTATACCGAGTCAGCACAATCTGCTCTGACAGAAGCAGGGCTTAACCCTAATTCTCAGTCAAACTTCACGCCAGTTAATATCGGTAACAACCAGTATCGTATGGTTAGTGGCAGTGGTCGCTGGGCAACGGATCCAAAGACTGGCCAGCCTATTGTTGTGAGGGTGGCGCAATGAGTGATGTATTTTCTCTGGCTCCTGAGGGACAGTCCTGGACGGATGATAAGACATCAGCAAATCCTGCGCGTCCTGAAGATTATGACCCGACATTTTTCCAGGGCTCTATTTCAGCCATCCCTTCAGGTATAGCTGAAGGCGCTGTTGGCCTTGGTCAGTCTGCTGTTGGTTTCAGTAAGCGTCTGATTAGTGATCCAGCGTTTTCTTATACCCTGGCACCAACAATTAACGCATTCCGGGTTATGTTTCCAGATGCTGATAAAACGCTGAATGAAACATACGACACAGTTGGTAAACAACTTAAAAATGCCAGGGAATACGTTAAGCCTGATGCAGGTAGCCAGGGTACCGCAGCAAGTGTGCTTCACGGGCTGGGGCAGTTCGTTCCCGCTATTGGTGCAACTGCTGTGGGTGGTCCCGTCGTTGGCGGCTCTGTTGCCTTTGGAACCAGTTATGAGCAGGCAGCTCAGGATTTTACGGCTAAAGGGGTGGATCAGACGACGGCTCGTGAATTGGCTGTTGGGCAGAGTGCGCTTAACGCTGTTGGCATGGGGCTTCCTGCTGCTGTCGGTAAACAGTTGGCAACCCGTATTGCTTCTGGCGTTCTGATTAACACTGCGTTCGGTGGTGTAAACCGGTTTGCAGTTGGGGAAACTCTGGAAGAGAAAGGCTATTCAGATCTGGCAAAGCAGTATCGTGTTTGGGATGGACAAGCAATTTTGATTGATGCTGTACTGGGCGGCGCATTTGGTGGTGCTCATCACCTGGCAGCGCGTGGCTCCGAAACTCCCACAGTGCGGAATGTCGAACCAGAAGCAGCTATACCCGCAGCAGAGGTAGGAAGTACAGAGCAGGGCATACAGCCAGTTGAGCCATCATTGACACCAGTTGAGCAACCTCAGTCTGCCAGTTCTGATGCACAACCAGCAGCAACGTATGATTCGCGTGTCTCTGAATTACAGGGACTGGCAGAGCAGTTAATTCCTGTTGGCGACCGTAAGTCGCTGGCATCAGATATCTATTCAGCACAGCGTTCACTGGATGGACTTGAGCAGCAGCGCCAGGTGCTGAAGGATGGGAAAGCAACCACCAGTAGTGCACGCCGCATCCGTGACCGCGATATGGCTGCACTTGATGTACAGATAGAACCTGCTCGCGCTAATCTTGAGCAGCAGCGGCAGCAACTGGCTGACAATACTCGGGGCGGTAAATACTTTGAGGCTAAGGCTGATTTGTCACGCCTTGAGCAGGGAATTATTCCAGAGAGCATGGCCGGGCTAATACCTGAAACACCTGTTAAGCCAAGTGATATAGACGCAGCGCATACGCTCAACGAAGGTCTGTATTACGACATTGAGTCGGCTCCGGTATTGCATGGTACAAACGAAAGCATCAACAGCCATGTGGCGGCGATGGATGAAGCGGCGCGCCAAATCAATGATGGTCAGCCGGTCAATATCACCATGCAAGCCCGTGGACTTGATGGTGTTGTCAGGCCTGGTGTATTTGACGCAGCTACCGAGCAATACCATGCAATGGAATCTGTTTTCCAGGAAAATGGTATTAGCTACACCACGCCACGCGAAGCTATTAGCGAACCTCAAGTGATGCGCAGTGATAGTGCTTTTGCGGCTGCTGATGATGTTGGACAAGTGAGCATCGATCCAGATACCGGTTCGGCTATTTCATCAAATAATTTTGACTTGATGTCAGCGCGTGACATGGCATTAACCAATGCTGATATGACGATAACACATCCTGATACCGGGCAGCCGGTGAAGCTTTCTGAAGCTCTGGCACAGTTCGACGAACAAATAGCCACGACGCAGAAGGAATCAAAAGTTTACTCCGTTGCGGCGGCATGCTTCCTGAGGAACCCATAATGAAACAGCAGTGCATTGAAGCTATTGCACAGACATTAGGCCGCCAGCCAAAAGCTGATGAACTGAAGAATATTGAGAACCGCATTAAAGAAGCGGTAAGGCAGGTACACCACCAGAATGCAAAGCAGGGTAAAACAGGCATCCCGGATGCAGAAACATACCGCCAGGCTGCCGACCTTGTTGCACAACGTGCGGTCCACGAAGTTTATAAAAAACGCCAGCGTCTTGCTCTAAATGCCATTGCTATCAATAAAGTTAACACCAACCTTGACCGAAACTTCACCCCTAATGAACAGACTCCTGCCAGCCTTCAGCAGTTTATTTTTGCAGGACGCAAAACTATGGACGGAAAAGACATCGATGTGACGTCGGCAGAGGAGTTGGCAACCGGCGCATATCAGGATTGGTCACGCCAGTTGAGTGCAGAAATGCTTAATGCCGGTGAAGATGTTCAGAAGTTTTTCAACCAGACAAAAGCCATGGGCGAGCAACGTTTCAGAAGTCTGTTTGACCAGCAGGCGGCAAAATCTGGTCAGCTGCAGATCCTCAAAGAACTGTATGGCGAGGATACGGGCAATGCGTCAGCGAAGAAAATTGCCAAGGTTTGGGGGGATGTAACTGACCGTGCCCGTCAGGAAATGAATGACAACGGCTTTGATATAGGCCTGCGTGATGACTGGCATCTGCCGTATGTGGATGACGCTGATCTCATCCGTAAAGCTGGACGCGATGAATGGCTGGCATCATTACCCGCTGCGGAACGTGCTATGGCCGTTGTCTCTGGTCGCCAGCCGCCGATTGAATTTGCCCGGCAGGCATGGGTAAACGATGTTTACAACACTCAGGATCGCACGCAGTTTGTTAATCCTGATGGCTCACCAATGAGCGATATTGAATATCGCCAGGCGCTCGATGCAATTTACGAAACTAAAGCTACTGATGGGGCTAACAAGATTGAGCCTGGCGCTTTCATGGGGACAGGTGGCATAAAAAATCGTGGTTCGCAAAGCAGGGTAATGGCATTCAAAGATGCCACCTCTCATTTTGCATACATGGAGCGCTACACAGAACAGCCAGTAGCGGGTGTGATGATGTCACACCTGCAATCATCCTCTCGAGATCTTGGTACGGCTAAAGCGTTTGGACCGGATGCCGCTGCAAACTTTAATCTGGTACTGGATCGCGTTTACCAGAAATCTGTCGCAGTTGATGGCGCTGGCCGTGATGTTGGCAAGATGAACAGCGAGCGCCAGATGGTTGAGCGCATGTTTAATTCAATGGCTGGTCTGAATGGTGCTCAGGCTTCCAGTGTGTTTACGTCTGCGGTTGGTGGTCTGCGTAATCTGATGACCTCTGCGATGCTCGGTACAAGCGTTTTCACCGCGGCATCAGACCAGGCAATTATGCGGGCAAATGCGCAGGCTCTTGGCTTTACGCGTGGTGGAATGCACTTGTCAGCGAACACGATTCGCAACCTGTTTAATGGTGATGCAAAGCGCGCGAACGCAGAGCTAGGCTTGCTGGTGGACTCGCATGCGGCTGTGGTGTCCAAGATGGGTGGCTTCGATCTGTCTCGCGGTATCACCGGCTGGTTTGCAGAGAAAACCCTGAAATGGTCAGGTCTTATCGCTATGGACCGTGCAAATAAAGCTTCGTTCGGCCTGCTGATGTACAAGAATATCGGTGAACTCACCAGGCAGTTTAAGACGCTGGACGATGTTAAGGGGTCTGACAAGACTATTCTTGCAAGCAAGGGCTGGAGTAACGAAGACTGGGCCATTATGTCAGCCGCAGAGTTACGCCCGATGACAACTGCAGGGCATATGGGCATGACGCCAGATGCGATATATGCGGTTCCTGATGCAACTATCCACCATATTATGGCTGACCGTATCGAACAGGTGCGAACTGGTAGCGACACGGCTCTTGCCGCGCTTGGGGATATGCCAGATGCTCGACGTGCGAAACTGAAAGAGGCTTTCGACGCTGAAGCAGAACAGACCATTACACGTATGGTTCGTAATGCCAGAGCAGAAGCAGCACAGAAATTACTGGGCATTACTCATGGTGAAATGACCAGTGCAGTTACTACGGCAACCGGCATTGATACATACGCCAGAGATGAAGCAGGGCAACTGGTTAAAAGCTTCATGCTCTTCAAAACAACCCCATTTGCTGGTTTTCGACAACTGGTTAACCGCGCGCTGGATCTTGATGGTGTACCAGCAGTTAAGTTTCTGGCTTCATATATTGCGGGTACCACGTTGGCAGGCATGTTTGCCAACCAAATGAATGCATTACTGACAGGCAATGACCCATTGGACATGACAAAGCCAACAACCTGGATACAGGCATTGCTGAAAGGTGGTTCATTCGGTGTTTATGGTGACTTCCTGTTCCAGGACCATACACAATATGGTTCGAGTATTGCCGGAATTATTGGCGGCCCAGTTCTTGGGTTTGCAGAGCAGTTGATGAAGCTACTGGTCACCAATCCTCAAAAAGCATTGCAGGGTGAAGAAACAAGCTTTGGTGCTGACGCTCTCAAAACGGCCAGGATGATTACACCATTTGCCAACCTGTGGTATACAAAAGCAATTACCAATCACTTGATATTGCAACAACTTCAGGAAATGTCTAACCCTGGGTACAATGACAGGGTAAGGGATCGGGCGCAGCGTCAATTCGATACAACGAGTTGGTGGGAGCTAGGGCAGATGGTACCGCGAAGGGCACCAGATTTTGATAAGGCGATGGGTAAATGAATCAGTTGAACACACCTGTAAAACGGATCGGTTTTTTAGTTTTAGCCATTGGCCTGGCTTTATTCGCTATTGGATGGATCATGTGGGCTGCGGATGATTTTGTTTATGGGTGGGAAGAATTTATTCGGTCAGTTACTTTTGATACATATTTGTGGAATAACTATAACAATTTCATGTGTTATGGATTTTATTTAGCTTTGTTTGGGGCTGTATTTTCCTATTTTTACGATTTAGGTATTGGGCAAATAGTGAGATGGATTAAAGGTTCGTGACATGTCACAAAGGCCGCCGAAGCGGCCTTAATTTTTAGCGGCCGCCAGGACGAGAATCAGCTGAACGACCACCACAGCGGGAACCATCTGCAGCGGTGTCACTATCATGCTGACAGCTTCCAGCGTATGCCTGTGTTACAGAACCCAAAGACAACAAAACTAACAGTACAGTAAATACTTTTTTCATTTTTACTTTCCGTGTGTGTAGACCACATAGTCGTGGCTCTGAAATTGTAACGCCGCTAATTGGTTACGCCCACAAAAATCCCGCTTATGACTTGGCTGGTAGGTTTTTCCTTAGCTGCACCGCACAATATTCCAGGTGTGATAGCACATCGCTGGTTGATACGTTTACGCTTGTTACATAATTAATCAGTGCCGCCAGCTCGGCAGCAGCCCCACTGACATCATACCCGTCATGCTCCAAAGCCCTGAGCAATCGCATCAAATCAGAATCCTCAACCAATGCCCTTACTCCAGCTGGCGAGTGAACTCTGTTCTGGTCAGCTTTAAGAGGGTAATGATAATCGCACGTCATAACTCGCGCTCCATTTACGTAAATGCTGTATGAATAAACAGTATCAAAGGTTAAAGGAAAGTGCCAGCGTTTTTTATATACCTCACGGGTAATATTAATAGACATTAAAGGTAATGATAATTCATAAAAGTGTTGATGGGTTATAGAATGTCTGGTAGATGGCCGCGACTGGCGCGCCGGATTCTGGGAGTGAGCAGACAAATGACAGTATCAACTGAAGTTGACCACAACGACTACACAGGTAATGGTATTACTACCGTTTTCCCTTACCATTTCCGTATTTTTAAACAATCTGATCTTATTGTTGTTACAGCGGATTTGGATGATAACCAGAATGAGTTAATACTCGGTACTGACTTTACGGTGACAGAAGCAGGCTCCTACCAGGGTGGTAACATTATCCTCGTCAGCCCCTTGTCGATCGACTGGAAGATTTCGCTGTCGCGTGTACTACCTGTGACTCAGGAAACAGATCTTCGCAATCAGGGAAAGTTTTTCGCAGAAGTTCATGAGACAGCTTTTGATAAGCTAACTATGCTGATACAGCAGGTTGGTACCATGTTTGGGCTTGCACTTCGGAAACCATCCAGCATTGCAAACTGGTACGATGCGCTGAACAACTACATACGGAATGTGCGAGATCCACGCGACCCGCAGGACGCCGCGACCAAAAACTATGTTGATATGCTGGCAGGGAACAATTTCAACAGAACGCTACGCGTGCCTGAGTCGATCCCACAATTACCTGATGCAACTACACGCGCCAACAAGATTATCGCCTTTGACGGCCAGGGAAATCCCTTTGTCGTTTTGCCGCCATCTGGTTCTGCTTCTGACGTACTGATAGAGCTTGCCAAACCAACCGGTTCCGGACTTGTTGGTTATGGCTCAGAGACTGTTCATACTGCGCTTACTCGGCACGATACAGACTTCAGCCGCATCATCAGTCTTGATGAACGAACCGAGGTGCCACCTTTCGGATATTCTGGTAATAAGCACTGGATGCCAATTTTCGAGGACGGACATCAGCTAAGAAACTACATATTTAAAACACCAACGCATGTTGATTTCCAATTCAGTAGCGACCCACTGAATGTAACCTCAGGACCGGTGTTCACTTTTGGAAGAGATGATCAGTCTGGAAGTTCTCCATTCTGGTCTCAGGATAGCTATGAATTAAAAAATGGCATCTTTGACGGGGGCTCTGCTGAAATTGCAATCTTCGAACCGTGGACATCTCATACAGCTGTTGTTGAAAATAACCGAATTTTAAACAATGGATCGCCTAGTAAGTATGCTATTAACTTTAAAGCACAAAACTGGTGGCCGATTGTTAGGGGAAATACCTTTGCTGATTATCTAGATAAAGGTGGAAATTTCTGTAGTTGCGTAGATGACGGAGGTGTTGAAGCTGATAAATATACCGGAAATAGCAGACTGGTTTTTTCACAAAACAGATGCAAGTGGCTCGGTGCCGGGCAAGGTGGGATAATGTTATATACCTCTGGTGTGCATGCTGCTATTCACGATAATGCAAGTGAAAATGGTTTTATAGCGGTTAAATTCGGATGGCCGTCTTCCTATGCAAATATTCATACATTGTATAATGAGTTGACGCAAGGCGGCCAGGTTGTCATACAGATCGGTGATGATGTTGCACGACTTGGATCAAATGTGTATAACGGCATAGTTATTCAAAACGTATATAGTAATTTCCACGGTAGAAATACCAACAAATTTATTACAGTTGGTAACTCTGAGGTTTTGCTAAATGAAATTAGAGTGGATGAGCTATTTATATCAAACATCCCAACAACAGGATTTATACAACCATTAATAGCAGTCAATGATATTGCATACCAAAAAATAATAGTGGGTAGGGTTATTGCTCCGAATGCTTCCTTGCTTCCTCTTACTACTAACTATGTTAGTGTGACTGATATGTATAGCCAGGATATTCCAGCTTTGAACTCTGACTTAGTCTACATGGATAATAGTTTAGTTAACGTTCCGGCTAATTCATCAACAGCAGTTGCACCAGGGTGGTATGTGAAATCCACTTCTGCTGCTGTATTCAACAGAACTGGATCCGGGTCTCCACGAGGAGATTTGCGAAACGCACGATATGTTGGCTCACTTTCCGCTATTGCAAACGCTCAGAGTTCATTCTACTTTGAATTCCCGCGAGCAGATCTTGTTAACTATGAGTATGTTACTATTCAATTTTTAATAAACACATCTGTTTTTACTACTAATGTTGTTAAAACTTCTATTTACAATCCGGATAGCACTCGAATTCAACTAGATTTGCGCACAATTGATTCAGGCCCTTCATGGCAAGAGTTTACGATAACAGTTTCGACTCAGTTTGCTAACTCTTCTCAATCATTTATTACGGTCGAAATTGGAAACTCTTCGGTTTCAGCTATGACTACGTATATAACAGCATTCAGAATGAATCGTGGGCAGTTTGGTCTATGCTATAAAGCTAATGGAAAATCCTATGAGCAGACTGTGCGCGAAAAAAATGATTATACTTATATAACACCTTAAACATAGGAGGGGGTACCCCTCCTTTTATTTGAGCTCTAATTTTCTGTACTTCTTTCAGGGTATTTAAACTCGCGCTTCAAAAATGGCAACTCAACATATTTATATGATACCACAGCTAATACAGTTGTTATTACTATAGAAATTACTAGGCTGATATAAAATTCATCTGTTAATGTATTGATAACAATCTGCTGAGCAGGGAATGCATAAATATAAATCCCATAAGATACATCAAACCTTCCTGCTACAACCCTATCGTTTATTGATAGCCCTATCGCGATAGTTAACATGGAAACACAAAGCAATCCAATTATTTGTATCTCTGGCTTCCCTGATATTGCGGCAAGCATCAAGCAGGATATTAATATTAATTTAATTCTGTATTTCCACCATGAATCTTTAGTCAGCGAAAGTAAGGCCCCAAAAGAAAATGGAATCATAAACAACGCAAAAAACTTAAATGGAATAGAATAATATGCATACAGATCAGTCCAGTAATTTATTGCTACAGTTGAAATCATAGCAATGCATAAAAGTAGTGCGGGTGTTTTCCATGAGTTAGAGAAAGAAAGGAAAATACCAATTATTATATAGCATAAAAATTCTATTGGTAGTGTCCACAGACTCCCGTTTATAACATCTTTATATTTAAAGTCTGAAAATACCCCAGGGATCTGCTCTTGTATAAAAACAGAATTTCTGAGCGTCTTGACTAAAGCATCTCCTGAAAGTAAATAACCTGACGGGGAGTGAGTGTTAAAGAAAAACCCGATGAAGAAGTACATCAACAACGAACAAGCAATTAACCCTGGGAATATTCTTTTGCATCTTTTAATCATAAATTCAATGAAATTCTCAGAACTTCCAAAACTTTTTGGCATGAAGTAACCAGATATACTAAAAAATATTGCTACCGCAATAAACCCAAGCGTATTCCATTTAAAAAATATTGGTTCTTGAATACCTGAGAGTGCGAATTGATGAGAAAACAGAACCATATATGCTGCAATATGCCTAATAAAATCGAAAGAGTTATTTCTTTTCATGATTTAGATAAGACTGCTCATTTGAAGGTAACAAGTAGATAGTTTTAGTTTAACACATCTACCTGATAACAAGGAGTTGTCCCACTCCACCATTTGCTGATAAATGCAATGGTAAACTTTAACCATATATGAATTATTGTGTATGATGTAGCCATTAACTTAAGGGGGTTCAAATGCGCAATAAACGGTGGTTTCTATGTCCGCCTCAATGACAGCGTCTGATATCAATCAAGGGCTTGGTACAGGTGCATTAGCAGCCTGGTTAATTGGCGTGCCATTTGAAGTAGTGATCGGTGCTCTTGCTGGTGCAGTGATTTTTGTTACCTTTGCAGCAGAGTACCAGATAAAACGCCGGTTATATCTTGCTGTAATCAGCTTCTTTTGCGGACTTCTCTTTTACAAACCAACTGCAACAATCCTGATAGGGTTCGCCTCGCTCGTACCATCCGTCACGCCAGATATGTTCGAAAAGGGAATTGTCTATTCTGCAGGAGCTTTTGTATCAGCGATCGTTGCAGTTAGCTTTGGCAGGTACATGTATCGCCGTTCTGAGAATCCACGCGAGCTTATCTCGGGGAGTAAAGATGATGACAAGTCCTGAAATCCTGCTCTTTACCAACTCAATCATCTGCGGCTCCATCGCGTGCCGCGTTCTTCTCTTTAGACGTGACGGATCACAACATCGCAGGTGGGGTGGGTGGCTTGCCTACCTGTTGATTGTTGTATCAGCCAGCGTTCCAATCCGTACCTTTTACGGTCACTACACTTCTGCCGATTGGTCTGAGTTGATTATCAATGCAATTCTCCTGGCTGCTGTGCTGAAGACGCGTGGCAATGTCGTCCAGATATTTAAAATGTCGAGGTCAAGATGAGTGAATTAACCTGGCTCGCTGAGGGCCGTAAATATATCGGGCAAATGGAAGTAAAAGGTCCCCGTCATAACCCTTTAATACTCCAGTTCTGGAAGGACATTAAGCGCGGCGGTATCAAAGATGATGAAACTCCATGGTGTGCAGCATACGTTGGGGCAATGCTCGAACGTGTCGGAATCAAATCAAGTCGTTTCGAGTCAGCAAAATCTTACCTCAACTGGGGGGCAGAGCTTCGCGAACCAGCCTATGGGTGTGTGGTGGTATTCAGTCGTGACGGCGGCGGGCATGTTGGATTTGTCGTCGGTCAACAGCAAAATGGTGACCTGATGGTGATGGGGGGAAACCAGAGTGATGCAGTAAACATCAAAGCATTCTCTCGTTTGCGTGTCTCTGGTTATCGGTGGCCGGTTAATGTGGCAAAAGACAATCGTGATTTACCTATGATTGCCGGGGCTCGTTCGGTATCTGAATCATGAGTTATTCCTTCCTGAAAGCATACTGGAAACCGCTGGTTATCCTGGCGTTGCTTGCAGCGATGGCTGTCGGCTGCTGGGTCGCATGGGTTAACCACGGCACAGCCCGTTACGATGCCGGTTACGCTCAGGCTCAGGCAGATCAACGGATAGCCGATGACAAAACCAAGCAAGAGCGTGAGCGGGAGAAAGTACAGAATGAACGAGAGGCTCAGGAAAGAATTGATAAAGCTCGCAATGATGCTCGTATTGCTGCCGAGCGTGCTGGCAGGTTGCAGCAACAAATTGCAGCTATCCGGAAGCAACTCACAGAGTATTCCGCCTCTATCGGTGCTGGCCCGTCAACCGGTGACACCGGAGTACTGCTTGCCGACGTGCTCAGCCAATCTCTCGAAAGAAACCTACAGTTGGCAGAGTATGCTGACAGGGCCGCAGAAGCAGGGAGAACCTGCGAACGACAGTACGATTCGTTGAAGGGTGAAAACTAGAGGTACATCATCTAAGTGACGGTATTAAAGACGGTATGGGATATCTTGATGCATGAGATATCCCTTTTTTATTAGCATGTTGCAATGCTTAAAGTTAGTCAGCTTATCGCTGTTAACCGGGTCAAACTTCGAACTAACGCACATCCCCGGTCATGATATTTGATATGAGGCTATTTGCTTTCACTCTCGTGATGCCAGTTATCCCAGGTTGTAACTGAAACTTCTGGTTCAACGCCTAACGCCAGTTTGCCAAGGCCGCGGGCTAACTCTTCAACTTCCACCGGGCTTAATGGGCTTATCAAACCGAAAGTGTTGATGCCCAATTCGTGAATTTTTCCTTCATCATCAGACAGAGTAAGCAAAAAACCGCTGCGGGTCAGATGGTTATTCAACTCGTTAAGGTCTGTGAGACTGTGCTCCTGGAACGTCAATGTGACAACATAGCGCTCAATGTCTCCGCTACTCAT